TCATCCATTTCCATACCTACAAATCTAAAACCTTCTAATAAAGCAGCGATACCTGTTGAACCTGAACCCATAAACGGGTCTAAAACTATACCACCTTCTGGTGTTATTAAACGACATAGATAAGTCATTAGGTTGATTGGTTTAAGTGTTGGGTGAGTATTCTTACTTTTCATAAGTTCTATCTTACTTGTAGGATTTCCGTCTTTATCTATTCTATATCTATTATCTTTTGATACTTCACTTCCATGTCTAAAATCTCTAACCTCAACCTCCTCAAATCCATCTAACCCCAAGTTTCTTTCTTTCTTACTTACCTTCGCAACATAAAAGAAGCGTGAGGCACCACCTCCATTATCAGCAGGCCACCTACCTTCAACATCAACACTCAATTTTGATTGGTGTATAGGGCTTCCTCCTTTTATACCTGTTCTGCCTTTACTTGGTTTTGATATACCACTTTGCTCGTCTAACAACTCACCAGCAATCTCATCTAATATGATGTTGGCTGGAAATCTGCCTTCTGGATTACTAACCATAATTTTATTCTTATGACCTGTTGCTGGTTTAGTATCACCATCATAATTATGATACATAACACCACTTTGTTTTCCTTCTATGACCTCATTCTGTCCTGTTCCATAAGCACCTTCTATACGACAACCATCTATATTAATACCACCAGTTCCCCACTTCAAGACATTTTCAGCAACTGACTTCTCACTTAAAGGTTTTCTTGCTACACAGATAGGTTCATTTGCTGGTTTTAAAGCAGTTCCCCAACCTTCATAAGGTGAGGTGCCTTTTGTTATTTTATATTCTTTTCTTGTAGTCTCATCGCCACTAAAAACATAATCACTATCTCTTTTGTATAGTTCGGTTTTTAACTCATCAACCTCTCTTTCATTACCTTGTAATTTATCAACAGCCTTACCGATGTTATGACTTTTCGGAAAACCTGAACCATACAACCACATAATCTGGTCTCTAATCTCAAAACCAGCATCTTCTATATTTACAACCATTCTGTGATATGTTCTTGTTCCTCCGAATGATAAGATATGACCTCCTGGTTTTAGAACTCTATAAACCTCTTTCCAGAACTCTACAGATGGAACATCATAGTCCCACTTCTTATTCATAAATGATAAACCATATGGTGGGTCAGACACTATACTATCAATAGAATTATCTGGTAATTTTTTAAGCAACTCTATATTGTTGCCTTTCATTAATTTAATTTTCTTCATAATTAATCCTTATATTTTTTTAAGCCAACGCTTTATCTTTTCTATTGACCTTTGATGTGATATAGCAATAGTGTTTCTACTTATACTTATTTTCTTTTCACCATCAAGCGGAGTTATAGTAAGTTTCTTTTCAATCTTTCTATAAGATGACATTTCTTTTTCACAATTAACATCTTTTAAATCACCTAACCATCTATCATACCTATCCCATTTATAATAAAGTTTAAATAGTTCTCTATCAACTAAATCTAATTTATTATCAACTATCCATTTAATCTTTTCAAGTATTTCTAAATCTTCAAAACTAATTTCTGGGTCTATAACTTTATCAGCACAGATTTCATCAATAACTAAAAAATCACTATTCATTTCCTTACGCCATTTTTTATAAAACGGGCTTGTTCCGCTATGATATTGTTTCTTCAATATATTTATACACATATATATTAAATAATTATTGGCCCATGATGTTTTTATTCTTGCTTCTGGCATTTCAGCAAGTATTAAGAATAACTCCGATTTTAAATCTTCTCTTAATAACCTACCATTTGGTGAGTTAGTAATCTTAAATATAATATCATCAAGTAAAGGGTCTTTATATAAGATAGTTAAGATTTCATTTTTGCTGTGAGCCACTAACCTTTTTTATTTTTATATTGAAGGTGTCAAACCAAATATCTCTAAATTTTAATAAGTTAGACGCACATTCATAATCGCTTTTCCTTTCAGCAACTTTTATTAAATCATTAAATAAATTAAGTAGGATTTCATAAACATCTTTTAAAACTCGGCCTTCTTTTGCTAAATCATTTAGCATTATAATATCAGTTCGCATCATTAACCAAATAACATCAAATTCTCTTTGTTTAAAAAACCTACCTCTCTTTAATTTCTTTAATTGGTTAAATATTAAAACTAACTGAGAGTATAAGGCGATTTGTAAGTCACTTAAACTATCTAATTCATCAATAGCATAAACATCAAATGCATACATGTTGATAATGTCATTCCACTCTTTTTCATCACTCATATCTTAAAAGGTAATTTTTTGTCTCCGCCTATAACGAACGGAGTTTTATTCATATTCCTTTTTCCTAATTTCATCATAAACAAATATCTTGTAGCATCTATTGCGTGATTAAAAGCATCTATCGGTTTATTTGTTTTCATACCTGTTGTATCTTTAATCCACTGATAATTCTGTAATTCTTCTACGAGATTTTGACTTCTTCTTGTAACCATAAAAGTATATTCCTGCATTATAGAAATTCCCCATACTATGCTGTCAGGTCCTTTTGTAACTGCGGCTATTCTCCATCCATAATTCTTTAATTCTTTTATTGATTTCTGGTCGGAATTATCAGCCCATATTTCTATTGATTTACTTATATTACATTCCAATAACATACTATTTATAAAACTATTTAACATACCGGTTTGATAAAACAACTCATCTAAATAATAAACACCATCGGCTTTCCATACAGCAATAGCAGCAGTCGGGTCATTCGTAAAACCAAAGTCAAGACCAATTCCTATTAACTCTGCTTCTTCTGGTATATAATCTATTAAGGACCAATTATTAAATATAACTCCTTCTAATGAACCTACCTCACCATCAATATAAACTTTACACCAGTTGGTCCAATATTCACTTGTTAATGATTTCTGTCTGTTGATTTCAAATTGTTCTATTGTTGATTGTGATAAGGCTTCGTTATCTGTGTAACGGAGAATAATCTTTTCGGCATCAGGTTCAAATGCCACTTCGGTAATAGCCCAGAATTGTCTGTCTGGATTATAATCTAAATAAATCTCTTGATGTGTTCTTATACTTAATTGTTGATAAGCTTCATATGAGACATGGTTACACTCATTAATATAAAGTATATCTCTTCTCGCTCCTTTTAGTTTATCAGGAGCATCGGCTGAGAAAAACTCTATATATGAACCATTAGCAAAGTTATATGTTAAACTTGTTTTATTGAAGTGGTCTTCATAATATCTACCTGTTGATTTCATTATGTTAATAAAATCTCTAATAGCTCCTCTACGAAGATGTGGCATACTTTCAGAAACAACCGAAACAGATAGGTTTGGTTCTCTGGCACACTTATCAATAAGTATTGTTAGAATAGCATAAGTCTTGCCTGATGATGACCCACCTTGTATTATCTTTTTTCGTTTTTCTATTCTTCTTATTTTGTCTATCGCAGTGGTGTATATCAAAATTATTCGTCATTTTTTTCATCCTCATCGTTTTTAAGAGGTATAAGTAGTGGTTGTTCTACTTTTACATTAGCATTTATATTTAACTCTTCTGTATATCCTCTCTTTCTGGCTTTATACTTCATATAAAAGAATATACTCTTTTCACTTCCAGCTCTAATGTTTTTAAATAACTGACCTTCAACATAATCTAATGTTACATCATCGATTTCATCTACTCGTTTCTTAAAATCTTCGTCTTCTCTACACCATCTATAAAATGTATCGCGGCTTATACCGGCATCTCTACAAGCCGGTGCTACTATACCTAAATGGTTTTCTAAAGCAATAAGAACTACTTCTTTTAAGTTTTCTTTTAGTGGTGTCATATTAGATATTATATTTTTTATTAACTATCTCTGATGAAATGGCTAATTTGACCTTCTGATAGTCATCTGGTGTAAAGAAATGTAATTCATCACCTAAAACTATTGGCATCGTTCTACCTTCTTCAACTGCTTTATTCCAATTGTCTATTGGCACTATAAATGTATCATCACCAATAGTCACATTAATAACTGCGACTAATTCTTCACCTTCTTTTTCTTTCTTCTTTTTCATATTATTAAATATATATTTTTATCAATTGTCAGTAGTGTCTTTAGGACAACTAATAGTAGTTCATTAAGACAACAATTCATTCAATTTCAATTGTCTATTAAACATCTTAACTTTTTGTGGTATAGTCCATCTTTTAACAATAAATGCCTTTGACCTTGATATAATGTAATCATATTCTGATTTAATGAGGTAGTTTGTTACTTCATCACCCCATGAACTTTCTATATGGTCTATAACAACTATACCTTTTGGCATTTTATCTTCAAATGTTTTCAATTCGCAATTCCAATTGCCAATTTTAATATACTCTTTCATATTCCTAACATCTCTAATTTTATATCTCTTTCAAAACCTATAATAATTCCTTCAATATACTCAGCAGTATAATCTAAAACTGGTTTCTCAAATATTATATCTTCGCCTTTTTTTATCTTTAATAAAAATGACGGATGTTTATATTCGTTTGG